GAGATGATTATTTTTGTGAATTTCATAAGGAGGAAAAACTTGCTATGAACAATTATGTAGAAGACACAGCTAAACAGGTGGTAGATTTAATTGCCCGCAAAAATAAGGATTATGGAAACAGCTTTAGTAAACAGCGAGAAAAGTATGGAGTTACTAGCTTTCTAATTAGACTCGAAGATAAGCTAAGTAGATACGAAAATTTATCAAAGGCCAACTCAAAAATAAAAGTAACAGATGAAAATTTAGAGGACACTTTAAAGGATATAATAGGCTATACATTATTAGAATTAAATTTTATGTTTAATAAGGAGACTTAAATGGACAAAATAAACGTATTTATGATTAATAAACCTACAGCGGATCCATTAAAATTGATAACATTAGCAACACAGTTGACCTATAAAGAAAAGTTAAACAATAATAATCTAAATGGGTTAGTCGAAGATATAGAAATAAATGAGAGTATCGTAAAAAATGTTTTAGACATGAAACACACAGGAATATTCGAACACCTAAATTATACGATGATTATAGAGGGCGCGAGCAGATCATTCTTAGCTCAAATAACTCGACATCGACATTTTAGTTTTACCTCAGCAAGCCAACATTATATAGACTACTCAAATTTTGCAGATTTCGTAATCCCAATGGAAGCTTGGCAAGATTTAGAACAAGTTGAATTTTTAAGAGATAGTTATTCGGTTTCGCTTGATAATTATATTTCGTATCAAAATAAATTCGGCGCAGGGCACGAAGTAGCTAGGCAGATGTTACCAAATGCAATGAGAAATAACTTAATGGTAACTGGGAATATCAGACAATGGATCAGCTTTATAAACTTACGGGCTTGTGGTAGAAACACCTCAGAGATCCAGTATATAGCTTATTTAGTTTTAAAAATATTGAGAAAAGAAATTCCACAAATATTTAATTATATTGGACCTGATTGCGTTATGGAAGACGAGTGCACCCAAAAACATCTCACTTGTGGAAAAAAATACGATTTTAAAACACTCAAAAATAAGTTTAGTTTTTTAGAGGGAGGCAAATGATTATGAACATTAAAATAACAAAGCTGGATCCAAAGGTAAAATTACCCGAAAGATCTCACTTAAATGATGTAGGAATGGATATATATGCCCCAACAGCGGGAACATTAGCACCAGGACCAAACGTAGTAGGCTTAGGCTTTGCAATTGAAGTACCTATAGGATACCAAGCAAATATATATCCCAGAAGCGGTCACGCAAGAAGAGGAATTTATGCGCAAATACCTCCAATAGATCCGGGCTATACTGGAGAAGTTCACGCTTTAATTTTTAACGGTAGCGGTCAAAATTATGCTTATGACGAAAAGGAACGACTAGGACAATTAGTATTTACGCCCGTAGCGATTGTTAGGTTAGTCGAAGACACTGGAAAAAAACGGGGCGATAGTGCGTTTAATTCAACAGGGAGGTAACAATAATGGACTTAAAATGTAATATAAGAGAGCGCTTGCATTGCCCGTATGATAACGTATTTATTGCTCAAAATCTATGTGATCATCATAAATTAGACAAGTCAGACTCCATAATTTGTGATTATAAAGAAAAAGATCCAAGGGTAACACAATATCCGAGAGGTTTATAAGGAGGTATAAAATGATAGTTGAAAAAGAACGCCAATTATTAGAAACATTAAATAAACAATATGAATGGATATGGAAAACACATAATTGCCCAATGGTTTCTATGGAAAAGCCCCAATTAGAAGGTACGTGTTTAAATGCTCCAGATAGAATAGAATTAGGGGGGTTTCAAGTAGATTTTGATTGTTTAGAGGTTAATGGTCAAGCCAAATTAATAGCTGATTTATTAAATACTGAAGAGGAAATGCCTATTAGGCTATATAATAAAAAAGATATGACAGAAATAAAAACACTTTTTGCCAATGACGCAATAATAAAATGGCTAGATGAAAGAGGCGGACCTTACACAAAAGTTGTTATAAGTCAAAACGGGTTATATATAAGCGAAGCAGTGTTAGGAATACCATTTAAACCTATGGACTAAAGAGAGGGGATTCGATGAAGGGTAGTTATAAAATAATAATGGCACATTTAGGGGAATATATAGAATATAAAACAGAGCTAAATAATTTATATTCTCAAAAAAGATGGGTAAAAGCAGACACTACAAAAATAGATGTAAAAATAGAAGCCTTAGAAACCAAAGTCAATTTAATCCAAGATATTATTTTAGAAGAAAAAGATCCATTAAAACAACAGATACTAGAATTAAAATATATTCAAAATAAAACTTGGTTACAGATAGAAGAAATAACTAATTATAGTACGCCTCATCTAATCCGCTTAAGGACCTCTTCAATAAGATCATTCTATAATAAAGGTTTTTTATCAAGAATCGAAAACACGATAGGTTGTTTAGGCCAATAATACGCTATAATAAGAGTAGAGCTATTAAAAGTTCTATTCTTTTATGCGTTTAAGCTTATTCAGGTTTAAGGAGCTGGTAAAATGGCCCAGAAAACGATCTACTATGAGGATCCACCATTTATTGTATTTAAACAAAACAGCAAACGAAAAATAGTCGTGTGGAATACAGAAAAACCATTTGAAAATTATGACACAGGCAAAAAAGGTCATGGACATGTTAAAAGAATAAAAACAGCTAAGGAAGCAATAATCGCAGTAAAATATAATAAGCTTATTCGCGATAGCAATCCGTTTTTCTTGGAATTATGTGCAAGATTATCACTGGATAAAGAATATAGTTTAAAGTGCAGACAATTAGCTCTAACTAAAAAGCGTAAAGGTAAGCAGAGATATCATAGAAGTCCAAAAAGTTTTTTAAAGAGTTATTAAATTACGGTTTAGGCGCATATAAAAATTTGGGGGAATAGATATGAGAATAGCAGTTATAGGAAGCAGATCAATTACTGGTATAGATTTAAAAAATTACTTACCAGAAAACACTAAGCTAATAATATCAGGTGGAGCAAAAGGAATGGATCAAATAGCAAAAGACTATGCAAAAACTAACCGTATAGCGTTGTTAGAAATTCTACCGGATTACGCAAAATACCAAAGAAGAGCACCATTAATTAGAAATTTAGAGATAATAAAAAAAGCGGATAAAGTAATTGCGTTTTGGGATGGAAAAAGTAAAGGAACAAAGTTTGTTATTGACAATTGCGCAAAAGCAAAAGTAGAATGCGAGGTGATACAATGCCAATATCAGATAAGATAAATTTATATAGAAATACAGTTAGCGATATATATGGGATCAAACCGTATACGTCAAGAATGAGCTTAGCTTTAAATTATAACAAAGATAAGAAAATGGCTGCTAGCACTAGCTTTGTCTACAACCACAAAAAATATGAGCACAATATGAAAAGATGGGAATCGATAATAATAGCCGTAAAAGAATATTTTGACTGTGATTTAATAGTAGTAGTACCAGGACATAAAGTCATATCAAATACATTACAAAAAATGTTTGGGGAATATATAACTAGAGTCGAAGAAGTAGAACCAAGGAAATACACCAGGAATCACACAGAAGAACAACTAAAAAAAGAATATGCCAAAACCTGGGTGTTTAAAAAAGAAATACCAAGAGGCGCAAAAGTATTACTTTTAGACGATGTATCAAATACAGGAACAATATTAAATTATTTCGCAAAAGAAATAGAAGATTTAGGCGGAAGAAGAACAGTAATAAAGTGCGCACAAGGAATGAATATGAATAAAGAAGAAATAAATAAAATAGAACTAACAGGAATAAATATAGTTATATATAAACAGGGGGACGAAAAGGAAGAAAATAGCCTATCAACCTTCGATATAGACAGACAAAATCTAACCCCAGAAGACTGGGAAATAATGAAAATGGAATACATGACAGGGCCCTACGTATCAGTAAATGCCTACCTCCGTGCGAAGAACATAATTCAAGGTTATCATCGAAGTGGAGCAATAGCGAGTCATTGCAAAGGTTGGCGGGCACAACGAGACGAATATATAGCAGAAACACATGAAGAGATAATGGAAGTATACAAGAAGAAACAAGTAAACACAGCCGTGAACTCACTTGTTGAGGATTTAATTGATTTAGATGCCTTTAGAGATAAGCTCAGAGAAATGTTGCCTTCTATCAAAGGAGCCAAGAGTCTCAACCATCTCTCCAATGTTTTAGAAATGGTAATCGATCGACATGTTGGAGTTGAAGATTTATTAGGTCAACATAATAAAGACGAAGATGAAGAGCTCAAAGCCTTTAAAGATGCGCTTGGAAACGTAGCGAGTAAGATTTGGGACGATGACGAAGTAGTTGATAAAGAAAAAATAGCCGAAGAAGTTGCGAAAGATATCAGCGGAAACAGCTAATTTCTCGTATTTTTAGCTAAATAAACTACAAAGGTCTCAGTTAGGCACCCTATGGAAACACAAAATATATCAATAAATACGAAAAATAGGGGCTATATTCATACGATATAGCTAATTAGAGCAGTAAATGCGAAAAAAGGATTATCAAAATGTGTAAAATACGAGAATTACCTTGCTTGAAGAGATGAATGTAAAAATAATGCTGGAGGTGATTAATTGAGGGAATTATTAAATATGGTACAAAAGTTAAAGAGACCGTTTCAGATTAATAGAAAAAGAGAAAAGCCATTTAAGTTTAAACCGTTTAGTACTAAGCAAAAAAAGTTGTTGACCTGGTGGGAAGAGAATTCCCCACATCACAATAAGTTATTCGCAATAGCCGAAGGCGCAGTAAGATCAGGCAAAACCGTAGCGATGGTTTTATCATTTGTTTTTTGGGCAAACGCTAATTATAAAAGCGAATCTTTTGCGTTATGTGGAAAGACAATTGGCTCGTTACGACGGAATGTTGTCAAACCATTAAAACAAATGCTAGAAACATTAGGGATAGATTATACGGATCATTTAAGTTTAAACTTTATTACTATAGGAAAAGGTAGAAACGAATTTTATTTATTCGGTGGTAAAGATGAAAGCTCACAAGATTTAATTCAAGGATTCACTTTAGCGGGAGTTCTTTTCGATGAGGTAACAATAATGCCAGAAAGTTTTGTTAATCAAGCAATTGCCAGATGCTCAATTGAAGGATCAAAAATCTTTTTTAATTGTAATCCAGCAGGGCCATATCACTGGTTTAAACAAGAGTGGTTAGAGAATTTAGAAGGCAAAAACGGGTTTAGTCTACATTTTACAATGGACGATAATCTAAGCCTAAGTGAAGCAAAGAAAGCTATTTATAAAGCGTTATATTCAGGTGTATTCTTTAAAAGATTTATTTTAGGTTTATGGGTAATGGCCCAAGGCTTGATATTCGATATGTTTACAGAAATTAAGAACGTAAAAAAAGATCCGTTTAGTTTAAGTTCCGCAACGAGACTTTTTGTAGCGATTGATTACGGAATACAAAACCCTATGACTTTTGGCCTATATGGTGCATTAGTAGTGGGCGATGAAACACATTATCACCTCTTCAAATCTTATTATCACTCAGGAAGAGATTCAGGTCAGCAGAAAACAGATCAGATTTATTGTAACGAGCTATTCGATTTCATGGGTAAATTAGATATTAGTTATATAACAGTAGATCCAAGCGCTACATCTTTTATAGCAGAAATACGATCAAGAAAAGAAATGACTGATGGTAGACTGACCTCAAAATATCGAGTTATACCGTCAAGAAATTCAGTTTTAGATGGAATTGCTTTTGTCAGTACTCAACTAGATCAGGGATTTTTTACAATTGATCCAGAATGTACTATGGATATTAAAGAATTCAGCTCTTATGTATGGGACGAAAAAGCATCTGAAAGAGGTGAAGATAAACCAGTGAAAAAGAATGATCACTGTATGGACCGAAACAGATATGCGCTTTATACCGACAAAAAAATATTCGTACACAGACAAACACATTCGGGTAGAGGGGCTATGACTTAGAGGAGGATTAAAAATGTTTATCGATAATGTTAAATTAAATTTATTGGGGTTGTACTCAAGCAATCCAAGAGTATTACTTGAGCGAAGAGAAGTAATCAAGTACTATAATTTTTATCAAGGTGGAACAGACGAAACATCAGGAATATTAGACGAAGCAACGAGAGGCCAAAGCTGGTTAACAACAGACGATTTAGATTACGAACCAACAAAAGATATAAGGAATCACACTAAAAAATTACTGTTAAAACAAGCAAGATTTATGTTTGGAGCACCACCAACAATAATGATGAAACCATTAAAAGACGGTCAAACAGATATTGCAGAAGAAAAACGAAAATTAACTGACTATATGTTGGATCAAGGTGAAGGCTTTTGGAGCTCAACATATAAAGCATTTTTAGACGCAACAATTGGTAAAAGGGTTTTATTAGTAGTTGTAGCGAATCCAGGCGAAGCTATTAAATATCGATATTACCCAATGGACTCCTTCACAGTGGAAACAGATCCGTTTGATGTTGATTTATATAAAGCAGTTACAATTGCTTACCAAGATGCGAATACCAGCGATAAAGAAGCAAGTAATCAAATATGGTATAGATGGCGATATGAGATGCGAGAAGGAATGTGTTGGTTAATTCAAGGAAAATATGACGGAAATGCGATACCAATCGAAGAAAAAGAAGAAAGTACGGGTTTAGACGAAATACCAGCTAAGGTAATTGTCAATGGTGGATTATCCGGAGATTTAGAAGGTGAGAGCGATGTTGAGTTACTTCTTACCTCAGCGTTTAACTATAATAGAACCGTATCGGACTTCAAAGACGCTTTAAAATTTAGGATGTTTGAACAAATGGTATTTACTGACGTAGCGCCGGAATCTTTTGTAAATCTTAAGATCGCGCCGAATTCCATGATAGATTTAAAATCAGATTTAACTAAAGAGAATTCTAAGGCAGACGCAAAAATGTTATCCAGTCAATTCAGCTTTGTAGAAGCTACGAAAGAATATTTGACTACAACAAAAAGCGATATGTATGAATTAATGGATCAACCAAAACCAGAAGATCTAAAATCAGTGGATTCTGCAAAAGGTATTAAGTACCTAATGATGGAATTGAAAGCAAGATGTGAAGAAAAATGGTTGTCATGGGAGCCAGCTATAAAATGGGCAATTAATTTCTCATTTAAATGCGTCGACGAGTTTAATTTATATCCAGAGCTTAAAGGCAAACAAGTTTCTCAAGTATCAACTAATTTAATTATTAGCCATAACTATCCGATACCAGAAGATGAAGAAGTTCAAAAAGAAATTTCAATAAAAGAGGTTACAGCAAATGTTAAATCTATAAAAACGTATATTAGAGAATTCGGGGACGTAGAAAATGAGAACGAAGAATTTGCGGAAATATTAAACGAAATGGCATTATTAATGCAATCACAACAAGACCAATTCGATGTAGAGTATAAAACATTAAATCAAAATACCGATCCAGCCGAAGAATAGGGGGAATTAGATGACATATAAAGAGATGTTAGAAAAACAAGCAAGAACCAAGTTCATAAAACTTAGCATGGAACAACGGAAAGAACTTGCTGACATCTATATTAAGAGTGCAAAAGAAATCACCTCCAAACTCCAATCAGGAGGCTATACAGCGCTTACTAAGTCATTCTATAAATCCCATGCCAAGAATTTAAAAAATGAACTTCAATATATGATGAAAAAGGGTGTTATAAAAGTTGCAGATATACCAGCAGAGTTCCATTCGCTTCTTTGGAATAATGCTTCGTATAATTCAGGTTTAAATCTAAGCTTTGATCGAATGTTTGGCACAATTTCCACAGAAACACTTGAGCAATTACTTCAAGGCGGGATATACACAGATGGAAAAGGGCTCTCTGCGAGACTATGGCGATCAGCAAGCGAATATACAAATAATGTTAGAGACATTTTAGTACAAGCGAAATTAGAGAAGCAAAGTGCAGTTAAAACAGCTAAAGTATTAGAAGAATATTTACAACCAGGTGTTAAAAAGCCTTGGACTCGAAGCAAGATGCGGGAAATACTTGGACCTGGTTATGCGTCTATGTATAAAACCGTTGATTATAATGCGTTGAGATTAGCCAGAACAACTATGACACACTCATTCGAATTAGCCCAAATTCAAGCAGGTAGAAAGAACCCATATACAAAGGGCTTATTATGGCACGTTTCTGATAGTCATTACCAAAGACAGATAGTCCCTTTTGGTGAAGATATATGTGGGGATACTTGGGATGGAACTGTTTATTCTTTAGATACCGTACCTTTCGATCACCCAAATGGATTATGCTATCAGACAACAGAATTTTTAGATTCGATGGATAATATGGCAGATGATATCAGCAAATGGGCAAATAATGATTACGCAAATGGTCCCGGAATTTTAGATGAAGCTCAATTGAATACCTGGTGGAAAAAACACGGAAGTAAAATGGGCGTAACGATGCCAAAAGTAAAAAATGGCGCACCTAAAAATCCAGGCAAATTAAGCGCTACGGATCTAACAATGTTAAAGTCCAATAAAGCGAAAACGCCTCCACCAGGATTTAGTGTAGTACCTAATAGTAAAGGTGCAGATAAAGCGCTTAAAAGTTGGGCACAAAAAGTGCAAACCTCTCCAGATGAGTTAACTCCGTCTAATCTAGAGCAGATTAAATTCTTTTTTAAAAAGAGAGATTTAGATCCAGAAGATTTAGCGAAATATTTCTCACCAAAAGAAATAACACAAATACAAGACTACATGAAAACAGTATTAAAGAAAGCAAATGATTTAACAGACTTAGCAAAAGTTAAAAAACCGCCTGCCGGGTTTAAAATAGGCCATGGCGAATCAGATGCAGAAATTAAAGCATGGATTGAAAAAATACAGCTTAAGCCAAATGATATGAAAGTAGACGAATTAGAAAATTTAGAGTTCTTTATTAATAGCAGTATGGGGGGCAAAAAGAAATGGGCACAAACACTCTCACAAAAAGAGATCGATCAACTCGATGATTTATATGCTACGATTTTAAAGAAGACTGATGAACTATTAAATCCAACTCAAAGTAATTTAGCGCATGAAGCTTTAGAAGATCTTTCAGGTAAATCATTAGCCGAAGCTAAGAAGGTTATGAATGAAGTAAAGCCTACTATTAAATACGGTCCAGAAGATTTAAAGAGCTTTAGAGAATTAGATTTTAAAGAGGCACCAGCCTACATGGAAAAAGAGATGGAAGCATGGTTTAAGAAGTTACCATTCCAGCAAAAAGAAGCGATACAGGATTATACAGGAACTTGGTATAATCCAATGAACAGTGCACTTAGAGGTAAAACAGTGCCTTATGCAACACGCTCACAAAAAGCCCACGCACTCGAGAAAATAAAAGATATGAGAAAAGCCCTTGACACAATAGGGTTAGAAGATGATGTAGTATTATTTAGAGGCTCGAGTAAAACATTTTTAGGGGATTTAGGCAAATTAGAACCAGAACAATGGGTAGGCTCTGTTATAAAAGATGAGGGATTTCTTAGTACATCGCTAAATTCATCAGCTTCTTTTGATAGGCCCATTAAAATGGTGATACACGCACCAAAAGGCACTAAAGGTGCATATGTCAGATCCATCAGTAAATTCGAAAATGAAAATGAATTTATAATGCAGGCAGGGACTAAATTGCGAATAGTAAGTGTTAACGTAGACAAGGTTGACAAATATGCCGATACAATTATTAATATGATTGTAGAGCCTTAAAAGGAGGAAATACTTATGGCAAAGAAAGGCACATTAGAAGAAAGAACCGAATGGGGAGAAGGCGATGTAGTTGTACAGGTTCTACAATGCTCCGATTGTGAACATCGAAATAATTCAGATGGGTGCGATGTATTCGGTAATATACCAGAAGGAATATGGAATTTTAAGGTATATTGTGATGAATATGATCAAGAAATTAAAAATAAATAAAAAAACTTTTAAAAAAGAAACGAGTTAATGGCTCGTTTTTTTAATGTTTTAAAAGACTGCCATAAAAAAATACGAAAATAAAGGTGTACAAAATTATAACATTATGGTATAATAAGACTATCAAAGGGAAACCAAAAAATTTAAGGGGGAACAAAATGAATTACTTAGAAAAAAGTTTACTTGACTCAATTGAAGCGAATTATGCACAATACAAATCACACGGTTATAACTCAGCTCATAAAGTTACCAAAATAAACAAATATATTGATTTTGGAACGGGCTCACCTTACGGTTCTGGAAGATTACTTTGGAAAAACTCAAAAGTTTCAGTAAAATTAGTAATCAGAAATAGAAGTAGTGCAGATTCAATTTATATTGAAGTTCACAATTTCAAAACTAAAGAATCTGTTTGGTGGAAATGCTCTGAACCAAGTTACAAATTTAGAGATGACAACAAACAATTATTGGCTCAATGGTACGTAGAAAACATAAGAAACGAAGCTTGGGATTATATAAAACAAAATAATTTAAAATAAATTTTAAAAAAGAAACGAGTTAATAGCTCGTTTTTTTAATGTTTTAAAAGACTACTATAAAAAAATACGAAAATAAAGGTGTACAAAATTATAACATTATGGTATAATAAGACTATCAAAGGGAAACCAAAAAAAAAATTTAAGGGAGTTGGCAAAAATGAATTATAAAGATAATGAAAAAATGGCTAAGAAAATTGAAGAGATTAATGATACAGTTTATTACGCATTAGAATTAAATACAAAAAAAGTAACTGTAGACGAATTAAACGAAATGGCAGAAACATTGAAAACAATTAAAAGAGATTTAAAAGAAGAGTGGGCAATATTAGAAGATACAATAGTTGTTTCAAGAGAAGCAAAAGC